CTAGTAGTTTTCCGCGCCTATCATCGGGGCGTCTACGGCGTCGCAGACCCGGCCGCTATCGGGCGCGGCCGCATGGTCAGGCTTGGAACCTACGGGGACCCGGCCGCCGTGCCGTCGCATGTATGGGATGCGCTTTTGTCAGAAGCCGCAGGGTGGACAGGGTATAGCCACCAATCCGGATTCCGGCCTGATATGGTCATGCAATCGGCCGACACCTACGCGCAAGCGCTGATCTTCTGGCAAGCCGGGGCGCGCACGTTCCGCGTGGTGCAGAACGTCTCAGAAATCGATCCTTCGCGGGAAGTTATGTGCCCGGCCAGTAAAGAGGCGGGCAAGCGGACAACGTGCGAAGCTTGCAAGCTCTGCGCGGGGCTTGCGACACGCTCGCCTAAATCCGTCGCCATTGTGCAGCATTGATTTGCCGCGCCGCGCCCATATCCGCCCGGGCGCGGCCACCTTGCCCCCGGCGCTTAGGCGTCGGGGGTCTTTTCCGTTCCACCCGCAGAGCGCAGAGCCGCAGAGCTCCGCTCAGCGTTGAGCCGCAGAGCATCGGCGCAGAGCAGGCGCAGAGCATCGGCCATGCTGTCAGACTCGATCAGCGCGGGGCCGCAGAGCAGGGCCGCAGAGGCCGTAGGAGAGGGCGCAGAGGCCCGCCATATTTTCACGTAGGGTGGGTGCGGAAAGCCGCAGAGCACGTATGAGAGGCCACCGCATGAGGCCTGCCGCGCATGCCAAGCAGCCTGTTGCGGGCGCAATGACGGGGCTCCATTATTTGCGGATTTCAGTTCGACCCAAAAGCTCACCCCGGGGATACAAATATGCACGTCAGGAATACCGCCGCCGTGGCGGTTCTCAATCCTCGTCGCGTGACACTTCGGGGGCAGAGATTTCCGCATATTTGCCCACACCCTTGCTTCTGGTCCGGCCACTGGGCACCTCTGTGTATTCGGCATCGATGACAAAAGCCTGCGGGTACTTCTGTTGCAACTCCGCAAGGCGGGCGGTGATCTGGTCGCGGGTCATCTGGTCGATGGTGTTGATGTTCTCGCGGCGATCCACTGTCAGGCCCCCGAGGGCCGATCTGATCTTCTCCGCGTTGATGGCGGCAGAGAATTGACCGCCGTCCTCGGCTGCACGGGACAGCTTGTAAAGCCGCTCAAGCTGGCCGGACAGCGTGACGCCGTAGAGCCGCTCCTTTTCCTCGCGAAGCTGGGCGATGTATCGGGGGATGTGCGGGAAGTCACGGCCGTTGAGCAGCTTCGAGGCGATGTCACCCGCCGAGGCTACGTTGTACCCGGCCTGACGCGCACATTCGGACGCCGTCATGCGCCCCTCTACGTACTCCTCGCAGAATTTGCGCTGCCTGACGGTGATCTCCCGGCCAAACTCCTCTTCGAGCTCGAGCTCAGCTTGCGACTTCAAGAGGGGAGCCGGATCGACCGTCTTGTCAAACTTCGCACGGGGCACAGGTCCCGGCTTTTTACGCTCGGCCATGTATCAACCTCCAACTTGTGGTATTCCCACAACTCTACAGCGCCAAAAGCGGGCTGGCAAGGTGGGGCAAAAGTCGAGTTTCCCTTATAGGCCCGTGGCTCCCAGCGTCATTTAAACCGTTTCAACAACGCTCAGGGACAGGGCAGGGTAGAGAAGTTGCTGACTATTTCCGCTTGTTTGTAAAGCCGATACGTTCAAAAAACGTGTTTGTAAAGGCTGGAATCCCTTATTTATAAGGGTGAAATGACTGTCCTTTACGCCAAAAAGTTTTTTTTGTCCCGATCAGCGTGAGCTTCACACTCACGCTGGAGTCTACGGCCGTATAAGGGAAACTCGCGAAGCACCAAGGTCCGAGGCCCGAGAGTCGAGTACCAAAACCACACCACACCCTTGACACCCAACATATCTCCTAATAACTATTTCCTAAAACCTAACAAGCCCGGAGACTGCGATGTTCAAGTACCCCCTCAAGACCCCGCTAGAGACTAATATCGACCGCGGTTTTACCATTTGGCAGTGGGAAGAGCAACAAGCTGCTGCGTCCAAGAACCCCACTGAGACGGTTATGCTTGGGGGTCGAGACAAATCGATCCTGCGTTTGGACTACTCCATTCTAGAGGAGCTTCAGCCGAACGACAGCGTGTTCATCCCTCCGAATTACAATATTGCACAAGTTCGTGCGGCGGCGTTTGGCAGGGCCAACAAGTTTAACTGGGCGATTATGTCCCGCAGGTCTGTTGAGGGTGGTCTTGTTGGCATCCGCATCTTTCGCATAGCCTAGACCCATGCTTCTCCTAATCTCCTCCGACCACCGCATCCCTGCCAGCAAGGCTTTGCGTCGTGCGCGTCTTGAGCATGGCGGCGACCTGCCTCCGCCTCCGGGCTTTACCCACACTGTCGAGGTATTGGGCGACGACCCCACGCTTGGCTTTGGCGCTGTCTTGGACGCCATGGTGGCGGGGGAGAGTGTGTTTGTCCCAGTGCCGAGGACCGAGGAGAACGGGCATCGGTCCCGGATCATAAGCGCGGCGCGTCGCAGGCAGGTTGCCGTGTTGACGCGGTCGGGCACTGAGGGCCAGACGTATGGCATGCGGGTCTGGCGCTTATCCTGACCCCTTGACACCCTCACTTGTTTATTTTACACAAGTGGCACCTTCAACCTAAACCAAACGGAGAACCAACATGCCTGACACCATCAACCTAACCCTGTCCGTCGCCTACGCGCAGGTGATCATCGACTGCCTCGACAACGACATTGAGCTGAGCGGCAGCGGCTATCCCAATTTCCGGGACGTGGGCGAGATGACCTTCTACCTGCGACGCGCGGAGCTACGGGAGACACTGTGGGCAGCGATTCGGGAAGCCAACGCTGCCGAAGAGGACGTGTACGTCAACGCTTGCGACGACGAGAACTGCGAGTGCCGCAAGGCCAGCGTGTTCCCTGACAACATCCGCAGCGGCTGCGCTTGCAAGGAGGCTGTGTGATGCACTGGAATTACCGCCTTGTAAACGCCCCGTCCGAGAACGGCGGAGAGGATTGGTTTGAGCTAAAGGAGGTGTACTACAACGACGATGGCACCCTGATGGGGTACGCTAGCGCATGCGTCGGCGGGGAGACCCTCGACGAGGCCCGCCACGTCTTCAACAAGTACATCTTCGAGGGGGTGGGCAAGCCTGCCCTGCATGAGGATGACTTTAAGACCGCAAGCTTCAAGGAGGTGGAGTGATGCGCTGGCTGTTCATCTGGATGAACGAGGACCTCAACCTGTCCTACGAGATTTATTCCTGCCCAACCAAGCCTGAGGCTGCGCTGCGGTTCAAGGCTGACCACCCTGAGGACTTCGCCTTCGCAGTGATCGGCGGAGAGGACTTTGGCGTAGAGGAGTTTCACGCATGAGCGTGAACAAGACCACCAACATCAACAACTGAAACCTGAGGAGAGAAGACTATGGCTACCGCAAAGAAAGAAACCACTGAACTGCACATCGAGCGTCTCAAGCAGGGTCGTTTGACTCTCCGCATGGTCGGATCGACGCCGCTCTATTTCAACAGCATGAGCGTGAAGGCGAAGCGCGACCTTTTGCTGGGCGGAGGTCGCAAGACCAAGGCTGAGCGTGTGAACCTCAAGCACCACCCTGAGCAGGAGTTTCGGGACAGCATGTATCGCAAGGATACGGGCGACACCTTGCTGTGCTTCCCTGCACCGGGCGTGAAGGGTGCCATGGCCACGGCGGCGCTGGCGACGGCAGGCATTACCAAGGTTGACGTGCAGCGGCTGATCTTTTTGCCGGAGATGCACATTCAGGTCTGGGGTACGCCATACCTCAAGATGGACGTGGTCCGGTCGGCCGACATGAACAAGACGCCGGACGTGCGGACGCGGGCATACCTGCCGCGCTGGTGCGCCGAGGTCACGGTGGCATTCGTCCAGCCCACGCTCAACGCACATTCCATCGCGTCGATCCTGACCAACGCTGGCACGATCATCGGGATCGGTGACTTCCGGCAGGAGAAGGGAAAGGGCTCGAACGGCTGCTTTACGGTCATGGGCGACGAGGAGACATCGCCGCTGTGGGACGAGCTAATGAAGGAAGCGAGGGACGTGCAGCAGCATGCGTTCGACAACCCAACCGCTGCCGATGCCGACACGGCAGAGCTTCTTGGGTTCTACCACCAAGAGGTCCTGCGCCGGGCGGCGTGAAAGAAAATTGCGGGGGCGGGCAACCGCCCCCTGCGGTCAAGGATGGCGGTCTAGGTTCGGTTAGGTCGGGTTCGGCTAGGCTGGGCGGTCAAGGTTCGGCACGGCATGGCATGCTCAGGCATGGCGGTCTTGGCGTGGTCTGGCGCGGTGCGGTCAGATCGGGTTTGGCGGTCAAGTTGCGGTCGGGCACGGTCGTGTTTGGTGCGGCTGGGCGTGGCGGTCCTGTTAAGGCAAGGCTTGACGAGTCAAGTCGTGGAGCGGCTGGGCACGGCGGTCACGGTTAGGCACGGTCAGGCTAGGCGCGGCGGGGCGCGGCGAGGCGGTCGAGGCATGTCATGGCGTTGGTTGGTCATGGCACGGTCAGGTCTGGTCAGGCGGTCGCGGTCAGGCATGGCACGGAATGGCACGGAATGGCGGTCAAGGCAGCGTTAGGCATGACTGGTCGAGGCCTGTCGGTCAAAGGTCCGAGGCCCGTGGTTCGAGAAGCGTGATCCACGGGCCTCAACATCAACAAAGGAGAAGAGAATGTCAGGATTTCCAAGGAAAGAACGTCAGCGGATCGTTGACGAATACTTGCAGGCCACGGGGCGCAATATGTTTGTGCCGGGGGAGTTTGTGGATTGGCTGAAGGAGCAGCCGGACCACGAGGCCTACCCGTGGTTTTATGGCATGGGGGACAGCGAGGCTGCGCGTCAGTATCGCATCGACCTTGCGCGGCGCATGGCCAGCGGCCTGCGGATCGTGGTGAGCGAGGCCGAGACAGAGACGAGCACCATCGTGGTGCGCGAATACCCTGCCTATGTGTCGCCTGTCAGCGGGCGCAAGGAGGGCGGGGGCTATGCGCCCTTCGATCCAAGGTCCGAGATCGATCAGGCGGAGTTGCGGCGTCAGGCTGCGGCGTCGCTGGCGGCGTGGCTCAATCGCTATCGTGGCTGCGCCGAGAACATCGGCATCAGCGTCTCTGCTTTGGAAGAGGTGGCCGTGGCGCTGCGCGGGGTGGAGGAGGCGGTATGACCCACCTTCACCCACGCTACAAACCCTGCCCGGAGTGCAAGGGCCAAGGTTCGGTGCTCTACGAGCGCGTCTACAGCCACAACTACGGCCGCGACGTGGGCTTCATCGAGGAGTACGAGGACGCCTGCGAAAACTGCGGCGGCACAGGGCAGATCGAGGACGATGGATACGACGAAGAGGAGGGCGAGTGATGGCTAAATGGGAACTGGACTGCACAGCCGAGAACCAAGGTCCGAGGCCCGGGGAAATCCGCGTGGTAAACTACGTGGACGGTGAGACGGTGCCTGTCGATGCCTTCGGCAACAAGGGCAACCCCATCGCCCTGTTCAAGCACCGCATCGAGCAGTTCTGGAATGGCAAGTGGGCACCCATCAAGGTCTACCACGACCCGGGGAACGGGAAGCTGGAGAGGATCAAGCAATGACCAAAGAACCAAGGTCCGAGGACCAAGACATCTTGGTCCGTCTGGACACACTGTACGTGGGCCTTGTCAATGTCGGGCTGTGGGGGTCGGAGATCGACACGGTTCGGGAGGCGATAAACGAGATCGTCAACCTGCGGATCAAGCTCTTCGTGGCGCAGGCTCCGAAGGTGCTGGACGAGGAGACACCGAAATGATGATCGGAGCTACTTTTGGCGACCTGCCGTTGTACGCCGTCTTCTATGACCCACTCTGCGAGATAGCCCTGATGAAGACGTCGAGCAGGACCGCCAGACTTGGCGGCAATGGTGCCGTGAGGTGGTTCTCGAAGGGAACCCCAATCATCTGCGACACCAGTGAGGTGGACTATGACTGACCGCACCTTCATCCCGGAGGTCTACGGCGACTTCTATTCCCTGCTTCCCGTGGAACAGATGGGCCTGCGGCCCAAGCACATCGAAAATACTAAGACAACCCCCCAGTCTAAGGTTTATCCCAAGGCGGAGACCAGCGACTGGTACAAGCAAGGCAAGGAGTGCCCGTTTTGACGAGCCACGAAGAGAAGACAAAGATGATCGAGGCGGCGTTTGATCGCCTGCCCGACGACATGAAGCCGGACGAGTTGTCTGCCCTGCTTCTGACCGTTGTGGACGCCTACATGGGCGACGACAGGTCGGTTGCCCTGAGCCTGCTTCTGACCACGACCATGGTCTACGCCCGCTCGATTGGCATGCCCGACAAGAAGATGGCCATCGTCCTGCGGGGCGCGGCCGAACATTTAGAAGAACCAGAAACCAAGAAAAAGGTACACTGACCATGGAAAACGAACACGACAAGCGTCTCGCCTTCGATCTGGCGGACATGCGCGAGAGCGAGGTTCTCGTCTACTCTGTCTCCTTCTCTGGCAATGCCTATGGCCGAGACACGAGCGGCAAGAACCAAGGCTCGATCTTCTTCCACAAGAGCCAGACGGAGATGTTTGACATCAAGCCCGGCGACACGATGCGGGTCCGCTACATCCCCAACTACGAGGACCGTCGGCAGGACGTGCCGTGGCGGACGATCTACATCTTCCCGACGCAGACCCATCATGAGGAGCGCGGGATCGCAGAGCTTGTGTCCGTGCCGCCCCCTGCGCCAGAGCCTGCCAAAAAGAAAGAGATCGGAACGTCCGAGTTAAAGGTTCTGGTCAACGACTTGGTTCTGGAAGGGCAGGTGTGGACAAGCCGCGAGGTTTTCTACGCCATCTTCAAGAGGGACGTGGACTACAAGGTGGCCGAGGACAAACTCATTGCCGCCACAATCGGCAACCACCTTCGTTCGTTGTGTCGGGCCGGGAAGATGCACCGCATCGAGCTCTTCCGCCATGACGTGGACAGCGCGCATGCCGTCTACTTCTCCGTCGATCTCGACGCTCTGAAGCCGGAGGGCTACTGACATGTTCTTCCTACGCAAGAGACAAGAGACCATGCCGCACCGTGACGTGCAGGCGGAAGCAGCACTGGGGATCAGTAACGCGGCGTCCGTGCTGCCGCCGAAGCGGTTCATGGACTTGGTTTACTGGGCCATCATGACCAACAGACAGATCAGCACCGAGGACATGGACGCGCTGGCCAATCGGCTGTCGCGGGCGGCTTGGGAACGGGGGCGGAAATGAGAGACTTTTGGGACAACCTCGTGCCGCTGGCGCTGATCACTTGCGCCGCCTTCTTCATCTACGGGCTGGGTCAGGTGATCTTCGACGACATGGAGAAAGGTCAATTGCGCTACGAGCAGTGCATCGCCGCCGACAAGCAGTGGGTGCAGGGGAGCTGTGTGAAATGATCGGGAACATAAGGATCGCATGGCCCCCGGAGTATGCTTGGCGCTGCCACCTAATCCCCGGCATCGTGTATCAACTTGAGGAGGGCCGACAGCCGAACGCCTTCCACCGCCTCATGCAGCGCCTGTGCTTTGGGGTCAGGTGGGAACGGATCAAGGGAGAGAAGGGATGAGTAAGTATCACGACCACAGATCAGATTGTCCATTCAAGTTCGCATCGCTAGATGTCTGTGACTGCGTGGAACACAACATGTTGGATCGCATCGAAGCCCTGACCGCCAAGGTCAAACTTATGGACGATCTCGACGTTATCAACGGGGAGAAGATCGAAGCCCTGACCGCCAAGCTGGCGAAGGCGGTGGAGGCGCTGCGAGAGGTTGCGGGTGAGTGCGGTTGCTCAACAGCCCGCGCCACGCTGGCCGAGATTGAGGGAAGCAATGCCCCGTGAAGCCAGCAACAGCCCCGGAGCGAGGGCCTTGAGGCAGGCTGGGTACGTGAAGTGTCCAGCTTGGTGGCTGACACAAGAGCAGTTCGAGCTGCTACAATACATGGCCCGGCAGAACCTGCCGGACATCAACCGTATTAAACAAGAAGCAGAGGACAGACATGACTGGTAGGAAGATCATCACGCGCGATATGATCATTGCAGCGCGAGATAAAGGCTGGAGCGTATCCCTGACGGCGCAGCATTACGGCATGCACCGTAGCTCGATTGACGCGGCCTGTGAGCGCTTCGGCATCATGCTGTCGCTCAGCAAGTACGCACCCACGGTGCCGTCTAAGACGAAGCCTAAGGTGGACGAGCAGGTCAGCGATCAGAGGACCCCGGCGATCTGGTCATGCAGCCCAGCCGCCATCCAAAGAGCACTTGAAGCTGCCGGAAAGCGCAGCTAAAAAGATTGCGAGGGGCGCACACGAAACCTGCGGTTTTGTCTTGGTCGAAGGTCAGACTGCGCTACGGCTCACCATCCACCATCGCGCCCCTCGCGATACCCAAAACCGAAGAGCCTTGTTTCCTGCTCACAGGACAGCTATAACCCTGTCATAAGCTGCTTGTTGGAGGCTACACACGATGGCCAATAAAGGTCTTGTCTTTCGGAATGTGGCCGTCCCCGAGGACGACCACAAACTTCTTGCCATCATCGCCGAGAAAGAGGACCGCTCTATGGCTCGGCAACTCGCCGTGATGATCCGCGAAAAGTACCGCGCGATTCAACCGGAAGCGGGTAGTATGGCGGAGGACATGGCGGTAGCCTCGGAAAAGAAATGACGAGAGCGCCGAGGCGCTCCCGACACAGCTCTTTGAGCATGATCTCACAGAAGAACACCTCGAGCCCGCTGTAATAGCTCATGTGTTCGAGGGCATCGTCCCTCGTCCGATCCCCAAACTTGTACTCCAGCACTGCCTTCATGAACTGCCAGTGGGCCATGAGGTCGTCGCCTGTGATGTTGTCCAGCTCGGCTAGAGTTGCAGCCATTTGCGCGCCTCCTCTCTGAGGACCTTCGCCCCGATGTCGATTTTATTCCTCAATGCTGCCACAATCTTCTCGTCCACCGTCTTCTCGGTGATCAGGTCGATGTAGGTGACGGGGTTCTTCTGCCCGATCCTGTGCGCCCGATCCTCGCTTTGCAGCCGATGTTCGAGGTCAAAGGAGTTGGCATAGTAGACCACGAGGTTTGCCTCCGTCAGCGTCAGACCATAGCCTGCCGTGGCTGGGTTGCCTATGAAGAAGCGCAGCGGATGTCCGGGGTTCTGGAAGTTTCGCACGATGTCGTTGCGCTCCTCGTCCGAGGTGTCCCCGAAGTAGGCGGCCGCCACCTGCGGGCCGTACTCTTTGCGAAGCGCCTCGGTAATCGAGATGATGTCGTGCCGGAAGCGAGACCAGATGATGGCCTTGCCATCGTGCTCCTCGAGTATCTCGAGCAGCGCCTCCATGCGGTTCGACTTGAAGGTGACGAGCTCACCCTCGTCCGTCTTGAGATGGCCGGACAGCACCTGTTGCAAGCGGAGAAGCTGCGTGATCACAACAGGGGTAGACACCAGCTCTGTCCCGTCAATCAGGGTGAACGCCTCCTTCCTGATCTCCTCGTACATCTTCTGCTGCTCGGGCGTCATCGTCACGTAGCGGGCGCTGTAGGTTTTCTCCGGCAGGTCGAGGCACTCTTTCTTCAAGACCCGGTAGGCGAAGCTGTCGATCCGATGTCCGAGCTCCTCCAGATTGCGGTAGCCGACGATCTGTTCGAAGCTGTGCGCTCCCATCTTCCGCTTCTGCGTCACAGCGTACCGCCCTTGGAAAGCGTAGTAGCTGTCGCAGCCCAAGAGCCGAGGTCCGAGGAACTCGCATTGAGCGTAGATGTCCATGGGCGACTTGGTCACGGGCGATCCTGTCAGCAGCCTGCGATACCTAAACATCGAGGCAATCTTGACGAGGGCCTTGGTCCTCTTGGCTTTGTGATTCTTGATGGTGGTCGATTCGTCGATGCCGATCAGACCTCGGGCCCCGAACTTCTTGCCCAGCCACTCGCCTGCCTGCTTGCCCTTGAGGGCGGAGAAGGCTTCGACGTTCATGACGAAGAGGGTCAGGCCCCCGAAGAACTTGCCGACCGACTTGATCTCGGCCTCTTGTTCCTTGTTTGCAGTGGACACCCAGCGAATCACCCGCTTCTCCAACTCGTCGGGCATGTGCTCTGGGATTTCTTTCGACACCCAGTTGCGGTACACGCCTTTGGGTGCAATGATCAGGGCGAAGTCTATCTTGCCCTCGAGGTACAGGTTGCTGATGGTGTCGATCAGAACCTTCGACTTACCTGTGCCCATCTCCATGAAGAATCCATAGGACTCCCGGTCGAGAGAGCGTTCGAGCGCCGTCACCTGATGGGCGTATGGCGTCGTCTTAAAATTCAGCTTGACAGTCATGGCATATCCTCCGATATACTGCATCTACAACAAGACGACTTGTTGATCAACCACAAACCTGAAGAGGATATACTTGTGACCGACATCTTCGACGACATCTTCAGCGAAGCCGACGCGCTGTCAAACGTCAGCACCAGTGAGACGCGAAACCTGAGCGACCTCGTCCGCACGTTGCGGCAGGTGGACAAGGACATCGAGAAGGTGGAAGCCGATCTCAAGTCTTTGAAGCAGGAGCGTCAGAAGCTCACCACCGAACTAATCCCCGGAGTGATGGACGAGATGGGCGTTGACCGCCTCGACGTTGACGGCGTGGCTGTGACACGCAAGCTCATCGTGTCGGCCTCGATCTCTGAGGACAACCGCGAGAAAGCCTTTGGCTGGCTTCGCGACAATGGTCTGGACGACATCATCAAGAACGATGTGACGGTGTCCTTCGGACGTGGTGAAGACAACGCTGCCAAGAACGCTGTCGGCATCCTGCGTGAGCAGGGCTTCGACCCCGAAATCAAGACCCACATTCATTCCCAGACGCTGAAGGCTTTTGTCAAAGAGCGTGTCGAGGGTGGCAAGCCCATCGATCTCGACATGTTTGGTGCATACGTCGTCAACGCTGCTGATATCCGGAGGAAATAATCATGACCACTGCTGTGGCAAAAGCCAACCAGACCGCACTGTCCACCGACGTGATGGACGACATCTTCGGCATGGCGGGAGAGGGCGCAGCCTTCGACTCGTCCGAGATGCAAATCCCGTTCGTGCGTGTGGCGCAGTCCCTGTCTCCGCAACTGAACAAGAAGAAGCCCGAGTACATCGAGGGCCTCTCCACTGGCGATGCGTACAACACGCTCACCGGGCAGATGTGGGCAGGCGAGAAGGGGCTGGTAATCATCCCCTGCTACCAGACCACGAAGTATCTGGAGTTTGTCCCTCGCGAAAGCGGCGGCGGGTTCCGGGGAGAGATCAACGCCAACGATCCGATCCTGCAGCGCACCAGCCGCAACGGCAGCAAGGAAATCCTGCCGACAGGCAACGAGCTGGTGAAGTCTGACCAGCACTTCTGTCTGATCGTTGACGAAGACGGCATGACCCAGCCTGTTGTGGTTGACATGAAGTCCACGCAGCTCAAGGTCTCGCGTCGCTGGAAGACGCAGATCGCCATGCAGAAGGTCAAGCACCCGACGACGGGTGCTATCATTACCCCGCCAGTGTTCGCTACGATGTGGCTTCTGACGACCACGGAAGAGACCAACGACAAGGGCGACTTCTACAACTGGTCCATTGAGAAGCTGGGTATGGTCGATACCCGTGAGCTTTTGCTTGAGGCCAAGAACTTCCGCGAGAGCATCATGCGCGGCGAGGTGAAGGCGCAAGCCGAGAACCACTCCGAGGGTGGCCGAGACGATTCTATCCCGTTTTGAGCCTGAGGGGGCTTCGGCCCCCTCACCCACCCGCGCCCGGAGAAGACAATGTCAAATGCCAGACGTCTTCTGCTTGCCTTTCAAGGCTCGGACTTGGCCCATGGACGAACGACCGTGGGCCGAGTTGCGAGAAACGGCAAGGCAGAAGCCAACAGTTATGTCATCCGTGAGGTGATGACGGAGGAGCACGTCGAGGCGCACCTTGCAGGGAAGCAGGGCGTCGGCGCGATCCCGATCAATTCGAAGAACGAGTGCTGCTTCGGGGCCATCGATGTCGATGACTACGACCTCGACCACAAGGCCTTGGCCGCACGGATCAAGAACCAGAAGCTGCCGCTGATCCAGTGCCGCTCGAAGTCGGGCGGTGCGCACTTGTACCTGTTCTTGGACAACTGGTATCCGGCCGCCATGGTGCGGGAATACCTGACCGAGATGGCGGCCGTGCTGGGCTTTGCTGGCCGGGAGATATTC